GATATGGAGCATTATGTAAACAATCTCAGAGAAAGTAGAGGAGAGAGGGAGAGAGATATTAATAAGCATTTGAGTGTCTTCGATTATATCAAATCTATTGGATATTTTTGGGACTGTGTGCCAGTACAACAAGTGGCACAAGAGGAGTTGTAAGGGGTTGCCTAGGGGTTATAATAAGAGTAACAAACAAAGGGAGACCCCAAACATGAGAAAGATCGAAAGAGACATGAACAGAGCAATCAGAACAGGCAAGAACTTCAGTTCATCTAATACAACAGTTAAGCACGGTTGGGAAGGTGAAGCGGATGTTTATCTACATGGCAATCATATCGCAACTGTCAAATCTAACTCAATCATCATTAAAGATGGCGGTTGGCAATCTAATACAACTAAGTCACGTTTGAATGCTCTACTTGATGAATTTTCTTATGGTATGCGAGTATTTCAAAAAAACTACGAATGGTTCGTAAGTTACAAGAATGTCAAAGAGGATTTTGTTAGCGGTATGGAGTTAGCAATCGACTAATTGACAACTCACACGAAATCGACTATAATAGAGGGGTAATCAATCCCCTCTTTTTTTATGTAAACGTATCTCGCTATTGACAGTTTAATTAATGTTAAAATGACAGGGTTTTAGCCCCCTTAAATGTTAAAATCGGCCACTACCCTAACCTACAAAGGTTCCCAAAAGCGTTAGATATATTATACGAATATTATTTTACCTGACTTTTAAAAAATTTTCGGAGAAAAAAATGGATCCCCAGACCCGTCTAGAAAGACAAGATGCTCGTGTATGGGCAATCGAGCAACTGATTAGGTATGAAGGTATGTTAGATCCTCGAATGTATGAATGTGCAGACTATGCTACATCTGCAGGTTCAGTACAAGATGTGAAAGATCTATATACACTATGGGTTGAGTGGAAGAACGATAATCCTTCTAATAACCCACAGATAAACCGCCTATAGAGAGATGTTATGTCCCATAGATTCACAACAACATTAGAGGAAGATGATTACGGTGATCTTATCCTTACTATCCCTTATGAAATTTGTGAAGAGTTAGGATGGAACGTTGACACTGAACTACAGTTTGAACTAGGGGATGATGGTAACAGTATCGTGTTGAAAAAAGCGATCGACTGAATATAAGCTACAACCTTCGGAGAAACCATACAGTGTATGTATACAATTTGAAATTTTGACAATGGAACAAAAACCAACATACGAAGATCAAACTAATCAAGCACTAATTGCTGTTAATGAGTGTTTACTTGCATTAGGAAAGAGACTTGAAGCATTGGAGAAGCATGTGAATGAAATGCCTACTCCAGATAAAACATACTATAAACCAGAAGGTGAAGATAAATACCTATCATTGAAAGAGAATTTAGATTTTATTTACGAACGCTTAGACAACCTAGAAGAATATGGGGTGTAAAACAGGATCAGGCAACAACTGTAGTGGAAATACACTGAGCGATTCTTCATGTACAAAGTATAGTCCGAATACAGGTGTAACATTTACATATACAGAATACCCTCAATCACCTATCAGACAAGGCAGTTACAACGTGCCTAGTAGAGAGGCAAACTTTGTCATGTATGAAGGTATTGAAACTACCTCTACTAGCGTCTCTGCATCTAACTGTGGTAAGATTACTATTCCTAACCCTTGTGCAACAGGTCAGAATGCACAAAATGCAACCATAGCGTTTAGTTACTACCCTACAGAACTATCGTTTGACTTTGCCTTTTCTGATCGATTCTTTGCATATCTCTACGATACTTCTAATAAGGGTGGTATTGCAGGCACTCCTTGCTATTACATTGAGGATGAATCGAGGAGTACAGTGGGAGGAACTGCTGATGGGACAATGGGGTCGGGATCCACATGCTATCCATGTTCTGCATTTACTTGCACACCTCAAACCACAAGTCTTTCTTATACCTGTGATACTGACTATACAGGTGATCCAGACTGTCCCCACCCGTCGCTGTTCGGATTTGGATCCACAGCATATAAGGTTGCCTTTAGTTATGATGCTTTATCCACTCAATTACCAGACGGTGTAGTGGACATGAGTCTCTCTTATGACGGTGTAACCTATACTGATGCATGGAATCAGGACACTTTAGATGGTATTCCGTATAATACAGCACAAAATCCGTGGCAAAGTGGCGACGAGACGCTTGATGACTTCACTATCTACGAACTTAATGGGTCGGGAGCGACCACAGGACTCCGAATTAAGGTAAGAATACGTCCTATTGTAGATGAGTCGGGGTCGTCCGTTGCCTTTACAGGCACTCAATGGGAGATTACAGAGATTCTTAACGCTGGTACAGGGTATAGTGTCAATGATACGTTCAATTTAACCTATACACACACTCATCCAGACACCACATCAAGCACTTTAACTGCTACAGTGAAGATTACAGCAGTTGCTCCAGTCAATCAGACCTCTGGATCATCAGGTTTTGACGTGTTGAGGACTAATGATACCATTAATGGACATACCATCACCCGCGTTTTCCACATGGATGAGCAAAACTTCCCTTATCATGTAGCATATCTTGACGGAAGTGGTAGTAATTTTGCAAAAGATACCCAATATACGTCAAATAGAGCACATGTTATTACCACTGTAGCAGGTTTAGGTATACCAGACCGTGCAATTTTGGTAGGTAAGTATGAATTTTCCGATAAATCAATGCAATTTGTCACTGCTGACGTTGATTTATCCGCACCAGACATCTATAACACCATAAAACAACCCGATACAACGCTTACTATTGAAAATGGTCGTGTAACAGGTGTTACAATTAACAACGGAGGCACTGGTTGGAACCAATTAGACGAGGAACCAGACCTAATTGTGACTCCACCACTCATTGATTCGGGGAAAAACGCAATAGTTAAGGGAACATTTAGTGCAGGTGTACTAACTGGTGTTGAAATTAAGCGTCAAGGTAGCGGATACGACGAAAATAACCCTCCAAAACTTTGGATTCGCAATAATTACAAGAAAAAAGTCGATAAATTTACAAATGATGCGTATGATCCATCATTTACGCAAAGAAATGAAGAACTTATGTCGTCTTTTCCGAAACCAGAGCGAAATAAAGTCGATATAGGGTTCATGAAAGCGTTAGATCCGACTACTTACCAAAGATTAATTGAATTAGGCATCTCAGAATCGACTTTAAACGAAATTATTCGTCAAAATGAGGCAACTTTGCTTGAAGGAGCGAATATTAACGCTCCAGAGATGACTGCTGCGGACATTCAGTCGTTAGATGACTCATATCAGCAAGTTTTACAGTCAGATACGACTACTACCCGTGAACCAACGGTAGAAATCAAGTTAGATAACGATAGAAGACGTGTTTCTATACTTCCACAACGTAAATTTTCCTCCGCATCAACAAATGAACTGCGGGAAATTGTAGAAGCGAAGTATAATCTTGACTTTTTGGACAAAGACAGTTATATTGACTCGTCACTAAAGAAAGTTTTGGTTGAAGAACTCGCAAGAACTCAAATAGAACGCTCTACATCTATTGATGATATCACTCAAGCTCAAATTCCAGAGGTTAGTAATGTAAAAGAGAGTTTTGTTGAGACTGTACAAGGTTCTTTTACTAACTTACCCGCAGCCTCTACGGGAACTAAATACTTTATGACACAATACCGTGCGGATCAAACAAAAGAAACTACTATCAATGTAACTTTGTCTATGACACCCGTAAATAGCGGATGTGCTCACTTTACATGTAATCCACCACCAGGTCAAACTGGAGGAACTGTTCCTGACGGAAATGGTGGTAATACGACTACCACTTATACTATGTCAGGTCTTTTAGGACCAGGATGTAAAGCATGGAGTGCAAGTGGATCGATAAGAATGTTCCATGATCTTAGTTCTGCTGCAACTCAAGCAGCAAACGCGAATTCCGCGTTCGGTAATCCATTCGACATAACTTAAATGGCAGGAGCAGCAATTTATTTGGGATCGTGTAGTGGACACGGAGTAGGGGTTGGTTCATCACACCATCCTGGTCTTGGTGGGGGCACTTTACCTAATTGTCCGCATCCTTCTCTTAGTCCTACTGTAGTTCCAAAACCCGTGCAAGCGATGAATGCAACTACGCTTTGGCCACCTACCCCACAATTACCTGCAGGACCGTATTTGAGAACTGTAATTATCAATGGTAACTTACCAATCATTGATCAAGACATCCTCACACCCCATCCTACGCCCACACAGCACGCAACAACGTCTGTTGGGTTCAAATGCCTTACAGTGCGTAATACACCCGCCTGGTGGTGCACTATAGGGGCAGCAGGTGGTAGAGAGGCACCTACTGGGCATCCACGCAAACTTTTTGCCACAAGTATGACTGTTTGGATTAATGGTCGTCGTGCTGGAAGGTTCGGAGACCCACTTGGAGATCAGACACCCGCATTTCCATGTACATCTGTAGTAACAGGGTGTTCACCTAATGTTTTTATTGGAGTTTAATTATGGCAACTAAAAATAGAACTTTTATGAGTGGAGGAGTTGATTCGACACCAAAAAAGACACGTCAAGGACGTGGACAGCACACAAAATACAGTGCAACATCTAAAAATAGAGCAAAAAAGAGATATCGGGGTCAAGGTCGATAAATAATACAGGACTTTCCCTGTACAGATGGCATTAAAAAAAATAAGAGGTAAAGATTTTGTCGAATCTAGGTCTTTTAAAGACTTAGGAATCGGTTTCGTGCGAAATGCGAATACAAAAGACGTTGCTATCGTGAAAAATGACAATGCCATCAAACAAGCAGTCAAAAATCTTATTTTGACCGTTCCTGGTGAAAAACCATTCCAACCAGATATCGGATCTCGAATATCCGAACTTCTATTTGAACCACTTGATCCATTTACTTCTATTTCTATCAAGGAAGAGGTAATAAATACAATTACTCAGTATGAACCTAGAGTTAGAATAATTGCTGTTAATGTAAAAGCAAATTTCGAGAAAAACTCTTTTGATGTTGAACTACGTTATCAAATTGTTGGATTACCTCCAGTGGAAACCATTGAGTTCGTATTACAGAGACCCGAATAATGCAACCGAATAACCTAACAGCATTAGACTTTAATGATATTAAAGCATCTATAAAATCATACCTTAGAACGAGGGATGAATTCAGTGACTATGACTTTGAAGGTTCGTCACTGTCATATCTGATCGATACATTAGCATATAATAGTTACTATACAGCATTTAATGCTAACATGGCAATGAATGAAGCATTTTTGCCTTCTGCCACTGTTAGAGACAACGTAGTTAATATTGCAAAACTTTTAAACTATGTTCCGAGATCTATTACTGCATCTCAAGCATGTTTAAAATTTATGTTACAGACATCATTAACAAATGGTGCTTATCCTACTAGCGTAACTCTTGCAAAAGGGTCTGTTGCTAGTGGTGGTAATTATCTGTTTAATATTTTAGAACCAATAACAGCAACAGTCAATACAACAACAGGTATGGCTGAGTTTGACAGTGTTATTGTTAAAGAAGGTAGTATTGTAACCTTTTCGTATATTGTAAACACATTTGCAGCACAAACATATAAGATTCCTACTGAAGCAGTTGATATTAATACATTATCTGTTCGTGTAAAACCGAATGAAACATCTACACAATCTGATTTGTACAGTTTAACTGATACGATCACTGACTTGACTGCAACTACTCGTGCATACTTCCTTTCTGAAGGTGAGGATCAACGTTATGAAATTAAATTTGGTGATGATACTGCAGGTAGAGCATTAAAAGATGGTGAGGTAGTTGTTTTAGAATATTTGGTTACTTCTGGTTCTGAAGCAAATGAGATTAATCAGTTTGCTTATGTTGGTAGAATGGTTGATACTAACGGAGTCAATTACTCACCTGCAGATATAACTGTAGAGATGAAAGAACGTTCTCAGTTAGGTGCAGCTGCTGAAACTGTTGATTCAATCAAATATAACGCACCTAGATTTTACTCTTCTCAATATAGAGCAGTAACTGCTCAAGATTATGCAACAATCACTAAAAAGGTATACAGTAATGCTGATGCGGTAGTTGCTTATGGTGGAGATACACTTAATCCTCCAATTTACGGTAAAGTATACATTGCAATCAAAACAAAGACAGGTTCATTACTTAATGATGCTACTAAAAAGTCAATTTCAGCAGATTTAAGAAAATATGCTATGGCATCTATTGATCCTGTAATTATTGATCCAGAAGATATTTACTTATACCTTAAAGTTTTTGCATCTTACGATCCTGCAACATCAACTAACACATCTGAAATTAATACAAATGTTCTATCTGGTATTAATGATTGGGCATCTCAAACACAGATCAATAACTTTAACTCTACCTTTAGATTAGGTTCATTTGAAAAAGCAATCAGTCTTGCTGATAGTTCTATCACTGACGTTTCTACTCAGTTAACATTACTCAGATACATTAGACCAACTACTAATCAGACTAATACATATTGTATTGCTACTGGTGGTGCTCTCTATGATAGTAATCCAAGTAATAATGATGGAACTACTTGTAAGAAAGAACCAATCTTGCTATCAGGAACATTCAGAACTTCTGATAGACCTGGTGTAGATCAACAATTTGAAGATGATGGTTTTGGAAACCTTAGAACATTTTATAATACAGGTAATAGAAAGGTATATACTAATAATGCAGCAGGTACAGTAAATTATTCAACTGGTGAAGTTTGTTTCGGTCCTGTTGCTATTATCGGTGCTGGTGTCAATATTCCTGTAAATGGCATATCAATCACTGATACTACAACTGGTGCAGGTTCTGTAACAAATGCAGATCTATTACCTACAGGTCTTTCAATTCCTGTTCTATTCATTCCTGCTAACGTTTCAACAATTCCTGCTTCAACACCAGGCACAATTATTAACATTGTTAATCCTGAGGTCACAATAGTTCCAGTTGGAACCATTCCACCTCCTACAATCCCACTAAATAGTTTGACACCCGCAGTATTCAATAATACACCAACAACACTCACTGTTGCTGATATTGCAAATGCTGGTAATTTGACTAACACAACCTGCTTCTAACTTGTAGATGAACATCAATAAGGTCTCTCAATCGGTCGCACAACAGACCCCAGATTTTATTGCTAACGATTATCCTTTATTCAATAAATTTCTTGAATATTATTATCGTTCGCAAGAAAAGACTGGATTAGGGCAAAATATTCTCAACGATTTTCTTGGATATCTCGACATTGATAAACTCAATGTTGATATCCTTGATGGTGCTACAAAAATTGTAGAAGATATTACTGCGACTAATGACGAAATTGTTGTTGAAAGTGTTGATCAATTTTTAGAAAATGATGGAAGTATATTAATTGGTAATGAGGTTGTATATTATGAAGGTGTAACTCACGCACCAAATATCGCATTAAGTCCTGGTATTTCTTATGACCAGGTAAAACTTAAGTGGACTACTCTTGCAAATCCTTTAAATGGATTTGATGGAACTACAACACAGTTTCCTCTTACATCACAAGATAATCCTATATCTCCTCCCTCTGCACAACACCTGATTGTTACTGCATATAGTAAAGTTTTAGTTCCAAATATTGATTATACAGTAAGTGGTAGTAATATTGTTTTTACAACTGCTCCTAGACTAAAACTTGCTTCTGATGATTCTTCACAAACATCTATCGTCTATCTTAGTGGTTTTGTAGAAAATAATATTTTAGCGATTGATAATTTATCAAACGGATTTGGTGAAGGTAAGACACAATTTACAATGACTCGAAATGGAGTCAGATATGATGG